ATCTATAGAAGTATTATGAAATTCATTAATTGCTTTTGTTATAGCCATATTTTTTTCCTCATCATCAGTTAGCTTTAAAATTTTTTTTGTGAGATAAGCATTAAATTCATTCAATTCTGAAATTTCTTTTTCCTGTGTTTTGCATCTCTTTTTCCATTCTTTAGCTTCTTTTCTTAATTTATCTACTTCTTGTTCTAATTTAGTTGCCATTTTAACCCCCTTATTTTGCTAATTGGTCTTGTTCTAATAACCACATTAGTTTATCAATTTGTTTTTCCATTTCATTATATTTATCGTGCATCATCATAACCTTAGATAAATCTCTTTCATTATTAGCTATCCTGCTATCCATTTTAGATATAAACCAAACCAAAGATACTGATTGAATGACTATTGCTAATATTATGGATATTGTTTTACTGTCTAAGTTCATTATGGTTTACTAGGAAACACCACATCATCAGGGTTACTTGTAGATGCTGGTAAATCCCTTAGTGCTTGTCTATAAGCAGTCATTTCAGCAGACATTGTATTATCAGATAATGCTAAGTAATCTGTTTCTGCTAGGAGTTGGTTTCTTTTTTCTCTAATAGCTTTCCACTTCTTATCAATTTGAACTTCTAAAATTGCGTTCTCTATTTCAGATATTGAAATTGGTGTTGTACCTTCAAACCAAGTAATTTGGTTTATATCATTATCTTCAATTGATACCTGTGCATTAGGATTAATTTTTAATATTGCTTCTATTATCATTATGCTCCAATCTCCATTAATATAATACTTGATGATATTCTAAACTGATTACTATTATCAGAATCATTTTCACACCTATTAATATGAATACTTCCAGACCCTGCCCTTCTAAATTGAAGTTTATAAGTAGTAGCAGAAGTAGTGTTTGGTGAGTCTAACCAAGAACCAGCTAAGTTTTCCACATCATCATTATTTCCAGAATTAGCAGTTGCAGTTACCCTTGCTCTATTAGATGATGCATCTCCAATAGCGATTGCAGTTGTGCCTCTTACTAATTGTATCGCTCCTCTATTTGTTCCTGTTTGACAACCTATATTTGCAACATATTGAATTAATATTTTACTTGATGTACTTGATGGAGTAATACTGGCAGATAAACCTGTTATGTCTATAAAAGAGGAACTGTTGGTTGTTTGTGTATTTGTTTTAGTTGCAGTGACTACTTGTAAAACTTTTCCACCACCAACACCAGTTAATGCAGAACCATCACCACTGAAAGCAGTAGCAGATAAAGTTCCTGTAACAGTTACACCAGTAGATGTGGTGGCTAGTTTACTAGAGTTATCATATCTTAATTGTGTATATCCATTTTCTTGAACAATGACACCATTTTCAGCATTTGTGCTTCCTAGTACTGTAAATGCTGAACCATATATATATAAATTTCCTGTTCCAACATCATTAATATAACTATGACTACCATCGTGATAAATTTGTAGGTCTTGAGATGCTCCAAACTGTGCTTTGTCATTATCACCAAAGTTAAGAGAAGTATTAACAGTGACATTACCTGCACCATCAGAGGTTATAATATCATTAGAACCTGTGTCTTTGATTGTATCTACTTTAATTATACTTGCCATAGTTTACCTTATACCTCAGATTGTGAGGCTTTAAAAGTTTCCCAAGATGCTTTTACTTCATCTGTCCAAACAGCATTACATACTGCCTGTACTTCTGCATCTTCACTAGAAATATCTTGGTCTGGGTGAACTACTTTTCTGTGTCTGCTTCTTGATAACTCTACACCATCTTCTTTGATGACTGTATCAGTAGCAATTTGCACAGCTTTGTATTCGCCAACTACCTCAATCTTGCTAATAACTTCTTCTTTAGTAATAGCCATTGTTTGCTCCTTTTTCTTTATAAGATTTATTATTAATTATTTGTTGTATAGCAGTATGTGTCATACCATATTCTCTACCCAACGCTCTTTGTGAACTTACACCATTTTCATATTTGTACCTAATATCTTCAGCATCTTCAAAAGAGATAATTCTTCTCTTGTATGATGCTTGTCTTGTACCTTCACATAATTTGTTTTCCCAAGCGTGATTAATATTAGTTTTTGGTGTACACCATTCTAAATTTTCTACTCTATTATCAGTTTTATCACAGTTTATATGATTAACTTGTAGAGTAATATCTTCATTAGGTATGTATGTTTCAGCTACTAATCTATTAACACGAAATGTTTTTGCCTTTGAATTTTTAGACAAATTAACTTGCAAATATCCTTGATGATTCATTCCAAATTTTAAATATCTTCCACGCCTACCATATTTCTTCGGATAACTATATACTCTACCATCACGAGTAATGGCATATAACTTTTCGTAACCTTTAATATCTTTTCTTGTTATTGCCATTGTTTAACTCCTTATGCGTCTGTTTTATAAGTTACTTGTAATACAAAAAAACTTGAATTATCAATATCTGAACCAGTTAGAGAATTATCATTAGTTCCTAAGAATTGTATATCTGATGCATTTCCTTGTACTCTTGCTATTACTACAGATGTTGAATAAGCACCTTGTAATATAGTTGTTGCCCAACCATTATTTTTACAAACAAAAGGTAAATTTTGTACTTTAGCATTACTACCTGTTCCACTAGATATACCACTTACATACATTTGAATATGCACTAATTCACCAATTTTTGTGTAATCTGCTCTTTGGGTTGTACCAGAAAAATTTAAAAATGTAGGTGTCCAAGTACCTTCCTCATAATCATTTAAGAGATTAGAAGCAGTTGCACTAGTAACTCCTAGATAAACACCTTTGCCACTAGCATTAAATAACAAGTTATCGGATAAGGTTGCTCCACCATCTTTTAGGTTAGCACCATCTATGGATACTCCATTTGCAGTTGTTTTTTCTGATATTGTATCTACTCTAATTTCACTCATAAGTTTTCTAACAGTGCAAACTACAAGGCACTATATAACTCCCATCTTCATAAGTTTCTATTTTAGTTGTTGATAATACTTTGGCAACAGTTGATGCTCTTAGTAAATCATCTGCTTGAACTTTACCTGTGCCATCACCATTGGATTGAATTAAATCACCTTTAGATACTGTTTCACTTCCATTTATTCTTACAACAAATGTACCTGTTTGTGCCACATACATATCATTAACTGTATCATCATCATTATCCCAATCCATAAAGACACCATAAACATTTTTAGCATCTACTGTATCGGATATTTTTGATTTAGTGTGTTTGACATCACCTTCTTTAATAATAGTAGCTTGATAATCTGTTCCTTCATATGTGTAAGTAATCACATCACCAACACTTTCACCATTACCTAGTTCATAACTTTCTTTTTTAGTTATTGTCGTTTCATTTCCTTCATCATCTGTTTTTGTAATATCAAATTGAACTTGGTACCAATCCATCATCTCGTCAATAGATTCTAAGATTGTACCTTTTAAAATTGTTGGTTTAGAATTATCGCTTAGTCTTGACCAGTGTGTTCCTGTAAAACCATTATATGATGTAGTTGTTCCTGATATTGAGATAGTTCCTTCTCTTGTGCTATCTTGCCAAAATGCAATTATTTCACCATCATCTGATAATCTATTAAAATCTACCAATCCACCACCACTTCTAGTAAATTGATTATATTTTGCGTTTCCTACATTTAATTCAACCCCTGCAGTACCGAATGAACTAGATGATTTTGCTATTAAAATATTACCAGAACTACCTATACGCATAGCTTCTGAGCCGTTGGTCTGAATACCTATAAAATTAGTAGTACCATTACCATAAATAGCATTGTTCCAACCATTTGAGTCATAACCAAAACCAACACCCTCTCCGTTTGTACCTATTGCTACACCTTTACCACTACCTGATAAATGTAATCCTGTTGCTGGACTATTTGTACCAATACCTACATTACCTGCACTATCAATAACTAAACCAATATTTCTAACTGTGTTTGATGAACTATAAGTACCTAATTCAAGATTATTCCCAGAGCCACCACCAATAAATTTGTGTCTTGCACCACTTGTAAATCTTACATCATCACTAGTTCTAATTTCACCACTAACATCTAATTTACTTGCAGGACTACTTGTACCAATACCAATTCTTTGAGAACTATCAACAGTAAGTGCATCAGTATCATTGGTCTTAATCGTGACACTATTAGCAGTAGTTGTTCCTAATTTATTATTCTGTCCGTCAAATTCTATTGTCATATTATCACCACTGTTGAACCAGTACCGATTGTTAAAGTTCCAGATATAGTTACTGAACCTGCTAACATCATATTCTGGTTGGTTAAACTTATGTCATTAGCTATATCATTATGATGTGCTACAAATCCACCATTAGTTGTAAAAAATAATCCATTACTATCCATAACTGCTCTTTCAGTTCCTGCAGTATCAAATCTTAATTTATCTTCATCAGCACTTTCTTCAGCTTGGATTTTAGTATCGTTATCAGCATCTTTAATTGTTGTGGCATCTGCTGAAATTCCTGTAAGACTAGAACCATCACCAAAATAAGCAGTGGCAGTAACATTTCCTGTAATATTAACTGCACCTGTTCCTGTAATATTGTTTGAATTTAAATCTAGGTCACCACCAAGTTGAGGGGTTGTATCATCAACAACATCACCACTGGGTAATCCTGTTAGTGCTGAGCCATCACCACTAAATGATGTAGCCGTAACTGAACCTGTGATATTGACATTACCTGTACCTGTAATATCGGAACTGTTTAAATCTAAATCGCCACCAAGTTGAGGTGTTAAATCCTCAGAAACATTTAAAATACCTGTATCTAAAGCACTTAAATCTACACTATTACCATTAGAGATAGAAAGATTAGGACTAGTAAAAGATAATGTTTGGCTATCAGTTTCACTTGTTAAATATCCTTGTGTAGAATGGTCACCCCAACCATAAGCACTATCCCATTGACCAACTTTTGTATCAGTAATGAGGTTAGTACCCATATCAATATCATTTCCATTGGCATCTAAAGTACCACCAAGTTGAGGAGTTGTGTCAGTAACAATATCTGCGATTACTGTACTATCTATGAAGTTAATTGTATTGGCAGTTGTATCAACAGTTGCAAATTGAATAGAATCTGTGCCGTCATAGAAATACATAGTCCAAACAGTTGCAGAGGGTGTTGTGTTATCAATCCAAAATTGACCTGCTACTAAATCAGGTGCAGAACTACCTATATTGGTGCTACGAATTGCAGAGAAAATAGAATTTAATTTTGTTCTTCCAACAGGAAAACTAACATTATCTATTGTATAGCTATTTCCACCTGCTGTATTTCCGTCTTGTGCCATTTTATGCCTCTGGTTTCTGTGGTAACTCTATTAGTTTTATCTCACTAACAGTAGTTAGTCCATTTGTTATATCTCTTAATTCAGTTCTATAAGAAAGCCATAATGTTTTATCTTCAACAGGACTATCAGGTAAAACAACCCAATCTGATTCATCTAATAACTTGTTTCTTTTTTCTCTGAGTTTTGTAATTTCTCTATCAAACTCAGCTTTTTCAAACTGTTCTTCTTCTATATCTCTTTGTGCTTCTTCTTCTGCGGTTAATGGGATTGTTTCCCCATCTATCATTTTATATCTAGGCATTGACTACTCCATATAATTTAAATGTACTACCTGTTTTCATATCACTAGCAGAACAACTTATTACAATACTAGAAAAAGCATTTCCAGTATCACCACCAGTAGCACCAAATGCTCCACTTTGACTTGTATATCCTGTTCCTCCGTCACCATTAACCAAAGAAC